ACTCCCTTCAGAATGATATTGTAAATGTACCCCGCAATTCCGGACAGGAACTGGTAGGCCCCGGAGTCCCATGCTCCGGTTGGCGGCCGGGTAACTGCAGTCTGCGCTGGGCAACTCATAACATGCGTTGAGGTGTTATAGGAGCAGCCATCCGTCGTGCCGTACATGCAGGCATTTGCCGCCTCTGTCCCTATGGCATACTCTCCGGTGTAAGATGCCAAAGACGTGCAATAAGTCTGCTTATTCCCGCCTGCATTGATGGTACCATTACTGATCAGCGTCGGCTTGCAGGGTTTGCTGGATTCGTTGGCGCAGGTGTTCGACTGCGCCGTTCCCGCGCTGCCGGTCGTGTACCCCTGACTTGTCGCCGTGGCATCACTCATGGCAATATTGGTAGCGCTGGCGACTCCCGTGCACCCGGGGGACTGTACCGGGGTATCCAAGGGAGAATTGATCAAGTGCTCATTCAGAATCGTCAGATACTGCCCTCCCGTTCCGTTGTTTGAAGCATTAAGATAGCATGGCTGAGTCATGTCAACCAACGTATTATTGAACATGTACTGGCCGCCAGTATTTGGACAGCCTGCGTAACCCCCGGGCCCCGCAACGCTCCAGCCCTCCCCCGCAAGGTCGTACATGAGATTGTTGAACCAATACTCCGGGATTGCCGTGGGGCACAGCCACAGGTCCGGATTGCTGGCGATCGAGGGGTCGTCATGACGGAAAATATTGTTATAGACCACATTAGGCGTATTCTGCGGCTGATTTGGCGCATTGCCGGGAGAGTCCTCGTTGCACTCCAACATGTTGCCGTGCGTTGGCACGTTGGGCCCATAGAAGTGCTCAAAGATGTTGTCATGGATGTCGTGGCACCAGCCCGCGGCGATGCCCTGAGTGGCGTAGCGGACAATGCTATCTTTCAGATGGTAGAAAGCCGGGAAGACTCCCCAAGCGCACACCTGCGGGTCGCTGTCGGAGCCGTCGATGACCAACGCCGTAATGGCATGGAGCGACTGGTTTCCCCCGCCGATCATGTTGCAGGCAAGGGCGTCATTGCCGGTACCGGCCGTAGTCGTCGCCGTCCAGCCATGGATGTAGAGATTCGTCTGAATCACTAATCCTTGGCCCGCCGTTCCGCTGCCACCGTCCTGCACATACACATCGTCGTTATTGTTCCCGCCCGTACTGCGCTGAGTGCATAGGCCCAGCATTTCAAGATTGTCGAGAATGTTATAATACCCCGAACCGCCGGCCTGTATAATCATCTGATTCGATGAACCGATTTGGTAGGTGCAGGACGCAACCGTGCTGCCCGAGGTAGCGTTGTCTCCATTCATGATGGGCCTGCACCAAGCGGCGCCACAGACGGCGGAGTTGTACCAAGTGGAATCCACACCCCAATAAATGCAGCCTGTCTGTGTACCTTCGTATACACAGGTGGAGGAACTTCCCGCCCAAGTATCGAGCGTCCACGAGCCGCCGGTGTAGACCCCCGATGCCGGTGTCGTGTTGCCATAATGCCATGTATCACCACCGCGCAGGATGAAGCCATTGCCGGAAGTGGGTGTCACACCCGCGCAAGTGGATGAACAATTCGGCATCCCGGGAGCGTGAAGCCAAGGGGTCGACTCGCTCGTGCCATTGTTAGAGTCTGCCGCTCCCGACTGCGCTGAAATAAAATAACAGTTGCTGCCGGTTACCGGAGCGCTGGCGGGACACGACCCGCCTGTTGCAAAAACGGGAGAGGCCAAGGCCGCGAACAGTACGAGTTGGAGAAGTTTTCGCATCTTATTGAATCTTGATTCCCCGTAGGACAACATTGTCGATAACCGCAGAAGTCGCCAGAAGATTAAAACTACCAGGGGCCTTCAGTCCCAAAGAGTTCAGGTCCAGAACCAGAATCCAATCGTTGCCGTCGGCGGGTGTGAATGTCCGCGTCCCGCTATTCGTGAAGGTGCCGAGGTCCGTTGTCGCCCCGGTTTGGGGATTGAACCACCAAGCGTGCACAGTGCCGGAGAAATGCCCCATGGCAATCTGCGGCACCTGGCTGTTTCCGATCGGATCGTATATCTCGCAAGTCTGCCCATCTGATGAACAAGAGGCTACGGATATCGTCGTTCCCGAGCCGATACCCCCTGTCAACACAGCATTACTTATATCGGGAACCATCTTCCAGAACTCACGGCTGTACGCGAGTCTCCCCAGCCACTCCTGCGCAACCGATCCGCTGGATGACAACGAACTCTGCCACGTCGTTCCGGTATTGCAGCCGGCGATCGACTGGGGGGAGTCGAAACACCATATGGGATTGTTGCCGAACATGTATCCCAGCGCACAACCTGAGAGCACCGACCAGTAGCCTTCCTCGCGCAGTTGCAGGGTCGTGGTCGAGTGTTCACCCTCGTACCATGCCTCTCCCATCAAGCCCGGCATGTGGGGAGCCGCTGTCACATAGGACGTGTAGTTCCGCGAGCATCCACCCTGCACAACGGAGTACGGGTCATACACCCAGTTTGTACCCAGCCAACTCGGCGGTGATCCGGCTGGCGTATAAGAGCCTGTCACCCCGCTTCCCCATGCATCCAAGCTCGACCAACCGCTATTGGGAGCCGCCGTGTCGTTCTCATAGAACCTTGCCGCTTCAATCGTGATAAGGTGATTCGTGTCGGTCGAACGAATGCCCACTGCAAGATTATTCAAATTTGCATATAGCGCTGTGTCGGTGGGGTCGGCATCACCGCCCAGAATCCAGATGATGTTGGAATAGTTTTTATATCGCGACCCGATCCATGCACCGTAAGCCGAGAGGACTGAACCCGACGAATTCTGATAACTTGCCAAGTACCCCTGCGTGCTTGTCAGTCCGGCGAACCCGGGGTCGAGGCCGACGACAATACCGTAAGAGGCTGCCGTCGAGACGATCAAGTCTACGTGCGCCCAGTAGGTAGAGTTCTCATTGGTGAAATCGGCTCCGCTGAACGGTGCGTTGCCGTAGTAGTTATCCGGTGCACCCGCCTGGTACACATTGTCCGCCGCCGCTACCCAAATCACGTTGAATCCGCGTGAGGCGCGGTCTGCGAGGTAGGTGTCTGCATCCGCCGTGTCGAGTTGCGTGATGAGGTCGAAGGCGTCCTCGCCCACCATGAAAACCGGCTGGTTCGTGAAGGTGTTCATGAGGAATTTGCCGGTGGGGTCGAGCGTCATCAACTGCTGTGCGAATGACGGCGCGACGAATCCTGCGAGAATGAGCAAGCCGAAAAATAGTCTTTTCATTTGAACGAGAATGCTCCACCGCCGAACCCGCAGGTAGGAGACTGCGAATAGGTCAATGCCGTTACCGAAGTCTGATTGAGCGCTCCCAGGAAGCCTGCGATCTGATTGCTAGATGAGTCAACGTCACTAGGGTTCGTCCAAGGAGCGCCCGGAACAGTTGGAGGATTGCAGGTTGCGGCCCACTCTGCAACGTAGTCTGTACCGGTCAGAGAAAGTGCGGGACCGGTACAGGTGGTGGAGCAACTGTTCGCGAAACTGGCGCCCAAAACATCCAGCGATGGAGTCCCCGTTGACCTTCGCATTTCGTAAAGCTCCAAGTCCATGAATGCCCCATCAGTTGCATTCACGTCAAAGAAATCGTACGTCATAGAAAGCGATGTTGCGCCGCCCGTCGCGCTGAGAATGTAGGCACAGTCCACTCCCACATAAACACCAGCTACGGCAAGTCCATAATCCGCACATCCGGCGTTATGCGTCCACGTGCTATCCCCTGCCGCCGAGACGTAGGTTGGCGCAACGTCCACCGTGATCGCATCGTAATATGACAGCGCCAGCAAGAGAGCGTCTCCGGCGACTGTGGCCGTAGCCGTGACTGTGCAAGTCAAATTGCCGCTGGCTGTACTCGTACAGGTCCAGTTGTGCGGATGCTGGATGAGCGTCCATGTAACTCCACCAACCGCAGGCACGGGAAGGAACACAATAGCCTTCTGCATGATCTGCGGAACCGGGGCGGCAAATGGACGCATGGGCACCCATTGAAACAGGAGACCCATAATCGGTAACCAGATAAGTAAGATCAGTTTTCTCATTAGTTCGCCGTCCAAATTCCACTACTGGGAAATACGGTCCAATGCGTAGCATCATTCGCCACAAAACAAGCCGCATCCGCCGCCGCTCCGCCCGAAGCCACGCCGTGCGTGCCGCCTCCGCCGATTGTATTGATCACACCCTTGAGGATCACATAAGACCCGGATGGGGGATAGACAGTCAGCACTCCCGTGTCCGCTGCCCCAGTGCCTGAAACGATGGAGTTAGCGACGCAATACTGCGCCCCCTTCACCGTTGCCGGGAGAGTATAGGTCACACCGGTCGCCGCTGTCGCTTCCTGATTGAAGGTGTAACCACTCTGGTACGTCGCCGCACCAAGAGTCGCGGTCGTTCCCGTGGTATTGGTAATCGGTGCAAGGCCGTCCATAACCCCCGTCAACAGCAGGTTCTCTGAAGACGTGATATTCGTTCCGTTGTCGGTGATGCCGGAGTTCGTCGGGGCTGCCCCGGCGCCGCCCCCCTTTACCAGAATGTTCGTATTGAGAATACCTCCACACGCAATAGCACTGGTGCTGGAGGCATAGCACGCGCCGCCGGAAGTGAGTGATGTGGGATAGGACAAACCATCCGCGCTCAGCGCTCCGCCAAATGTGCCCGTGCCGCCTGCATTGATATTCCCGCCACCGATGCCGACCGATGTCGCGGCGGTTCCCAGTGTCGTGGCGACAATAAAGCCGCCGGTGATTGAAGACGCCGCGGATGTGGAATCCACAATGCCGAATGTGTGGGCGCGCGTGACGGTCAAGCTCCCCGCCCCTGCAGCCGGCCCGGAGAATAGGGTGCCAAACAGGTCCGTGATAGTTCCCGCCGATGCATCGGTGAATGTTTTAACTCCGTGATACTCGCCTTGAAAGTTCGCGGTAGTCGCCGAACCGGTTACGGTATAGGTTGTCGCCGGAACGATGACTGCCGCTCCACCTGTAGTGGAGGGTGCGCCGTAGGAGTATGCGGTGCCCCCGAAGGATGAACCATTCTGCGCGGTCAGTGTGCCAGTGATCGTCGGGCTGACGGAGAACACCAGATTGCCGGTACCGGTGGCTCCCGTACTGGTCACGCCTTCCAGGGTCACATGGCCGGTGACGCCCAAGGTCCCGGCGAACAATCCATTGCCTTGGTAATTGATGCTGGCAACCGACGATCCACCATTCACATGGAAATCGAGGAAGTTGCCGGTGAACCCGGACGGAGAGTTGACGCCAAACTCCGTGCCGTTGCCGGAGAAGGTGGTTGGCCCGGTTCCGTCATTGACGTAGAATTGGGGGAAGTTGGTTGTCGCCGACCCACCGGTGTAGGGAGCGCCCGTCACCGTTAATCCGGCCGTCGACGCCGCGCCGGCTGCGGAGAATGTTCCAAGTCCGGTGGCCCCCACCGTCGTGAAGTTCGCCGCGGCCGCAGTGGTTCCGCCGATCGCTCCGGGGCTGGGTAAGGATGAGGTGGAACTACCCAAGGCGACGGATGTCCCGGCAATCGTGATCGCCGAACTGGCCAAGCTGCCATTCGGCACCGTTCCGCAAATCACCTGCTGCGGATTCTGCAGTTGGAATTCCGTGCCGTCGTAAATCGCCACTGCTACCGCAGTTGTCGTGAGGTCACTGGCGACCAAAGCGGAAGTTCCGCATTTATCGAGGGTCTTTGCCCCCAGACCATTCACGTTGAGGGTAGCGGTTGTCGTATTGGCAGCAGTCGGTATCCATTCAACACGCACGCCTGCAGCGTAAGCGCCGAGTGCGGGAGCAAGTGTCGCCGTCTGCGCATTCGCCGTGCCACCGCCGGCGACATAGGTGTATTGGTCCAATCCGGCTTCACTCGTACAAGCCACCGTGGTTCCTGTCGAAGAGTAGTAGGTGACTGAATCCGCAACGGAGCAATTCCCTACGGTACCGGAGCTGGAGCCTGACGTCTGCGGATTCTGCAATTCAAAGTTCGTGCCGTCATATATAGCTGTTGCAATGGCCGTGGTGGTAAGGTCGTTCGCCGCCACTGCAGAGCCGCCGGTTTTCACGATGGTTATGGCTGACAACCCGTTCACCGCCAGTGTCGTGCCGCTGCCGGTGTTGGCGTGCAGCGGGAGCCAGTTGACGACCAGACCGTTGGTGAGAGACCCGACGGCGGGAGAAAGGGTAGCGGTCTGCGCCTGTGCGGTACCCCCGCCGCCAATGTAATAGATGCTGGATACATTGGCTGCGGTGGCGGCGACAGGCTGCCTGCTGGAGTTTGTGCCGAGCACTCCCGCACTGGCGGGAATGGTGCCACCTTCAATCGCGACTACACTTGTTGCGCACGAGGCCGCACTGGTCGTTGCGTCTCCGGTCAGGGCCGGTAGCGCACCACAAGGGAGCCCGGTGGCGTTTGTCAAGGTCACTGCAGATGGCACACCCAAGTTCGGCGTCGTCAATGCCGGAGAGGTAGAGAGGACATAATTACCACTGCCTGTGGTCGTCCCCACGGTGATAGCCGATATGTTGCTCGACGCCACACCGGCGACAAGCGGGCCAGCCGTCGCCGGCAATGTAGGCAAGTTGTAGAATCCGTAACCACTGGAACAGGATGATGGAGGAGTGAAGCCTAAGAAGCCCGATGTGGCCGTTGCCGCCGTCTGGCAATCCATGGCAATTCCGCTTGTCGTGCCTCCCGTCGTAAGCGTTCCCCCATTGGTAATGTTTCCGGATGTGTCGACTTTGAACTCACTGCTGCCACCCACCTGCAGGTCCAGCAGAAGTGAATTGGCGCCGGACGCAGTGTTTACTACATTCTCCAGAATGCCGGCGTCGACGACTCCCGTGGTGTTCCACGTCGGAGTAATGGAGAGCGACGGCAGCGTCTGCGATCCGCTAAGCGAACTGGTAATGTTCAGCGGCGTCGCCGTCGATCCAGTCTTGGTGCTGAACTGGCCGATATAGTTCGTCCCTGTTCCAGTCGCCGCAGTAGTCTCGCCGAACGTCATGGCCGTGACGCCATTGCTGGTGAGGGCCCAGTTCCAGATTTGGTTGTAATTGTTCCCTGATGCGATTGTATTGTTGCCCGTAGCCGCCGTGATGCTCGACAGGGCGGATGAGCCGCCACCGCTGCCGCACGCCGAACCGGCATCGCCAAGCGTCAAGTTCCCACTGGCGACAAGGATCTTCACGCAGTCGTTATTACTGTAGGAGCCGCTGGCCAAAAAGGGGGCAATGATGGAGTCGGCGCCATTGGCGTAAATGTGGAAGTTAGTATTGCTCGTGTCGAAGTCGATCACCCCCGCAGCGGTGGCGGTGTTGGATGAATTGGACGGAACCTTAAATGCCGCCGTACCGGTGGCGGAGTGGAGGTCGAGGATGCCGCTGGCGCCGCTTGCAAGGGTGTGCGTCGCGTAGGTGAAATCCCCATTGCCGACGGTCGGGCAGTTGCCCGCACCGCCGCCGACCATAAGGTCGGTGGAGGTCAGCGCCGCCGACGACTTCCATGCCGATCCACTGCTGAAGCAGGGCACACCGCCGCTGGTACCGGCGATTGTCAGTGTAACGGCGCCTGTGGATGCACTATTTGTAATGATTGTCCCGTCTCCGCTGAGGGATGCCACGGCGCCGCAATCCGCACTTGTTCCCGTAACCACTCCGGAACTATTAACGTGCAGACACTGTGTGGAGCCGCTAATGCCTGAAAACGTAATAGTGCTGGACCCGCTCAATGTCGTAAAGGCGCCGGCAGCGGCGGCAGAACCCCCGATTGCCGGAGGGGATGCCAAGTAGGTGGAAAACCCGGTACCGGATACCGTGGACGATGCGGATAAGGTCGTGAATGCTCCGCTTGCCGCCGAGGTCCCCCCAATGTTTGCCGGTGATCCCAAATAGGTTGCCAAGTCCAAAGCCACCGGGGCAAGCGCACTGCCGATAGGCTCCCACGCCAAAGCGAATATGTGCCCGCTGGTCGTAGGGCTGGCGAGGAATGTCGAGGTGTTTGCCGCACTTTGGTATTCCACTCCACCCGTTCCCCCGCCCGCCACATTGGTTGCGGTCGCTGCGGTTCCTCCAATGCTGAGGTTCGCTACCGCCGTTGTACTGGTCACCGCAAATGGCGCTGTGCCGGTCGCGAGAGTGGAAGTGAACTGTCCGGTGGCCGACAGAGTAGTGAATGCCCCTGTGGATGGCGTTGTCCCGCCGATCGCACCGGGGTTGGGAAATGAACTGGTCGAGCTACCCAAGGAAACGGATGTGCCGCCAATCGTGATCGCGGAGTTCGACAGTGCCGCATTGGCCACGGTGGAGCAGGTTGGCGCCGCAATGCCGCTGATGGCGGTAATAACTTGATTCGTGCAGGTCGTGGCCGTATTCGTCCCCGTCGCTGCAACTGCGCTCACAAGAGCCGTACCGTTGCCTCCATATACAAGCGTGTGGTTGGTGGTATTCGTTGCAATTTGCCCGTCTACTGTGGGAGCAAATCCGGCCCCCGCGGGTAGCGTAAAACCAGTGGCCACACCTGCCGACAGGTTAAGCAGCCCTGCCGCCCCCATGGTCAGCGTGTGAGTGGCATAGGTGAAGTCCCCGCTGCCGGTTCCGGGGGAACCTCCAGCGCCGCCACCAACGATCAGGGCATTGAGTCCAAGAACTCCGGACGACGTCAGGGCCGTAGTGCTGCTAAAATACGGCATACCGCCGGAGGTCACAGTCCCGGTCAAAGTCGCAGGCATGGAGAATCCCGTTGCCGCATTCGTGCCTGTGCCCGTAACCGCAAGCGACGCTCCGCTGCCAATTACCATTGCGGCGGTGGTATTCGTGCTCCCTGTAAGGGCGCTGAACGCCGTGGCGGCTGATCCGCTGCAGGCCCCCGCACTCCACTGGTAGGGTCCGCTGCCGGTGGATACAATGCAGAGTCCGGACGCGGTGGCGCCCGGTGTCGTGATGGTCTGCGTGGTAACCCCGAACGTCAACCCAGTTGCCGCCCCGCCACCACCGCCTTGGCCGTATATGCCCGAACGTCCGGAGAACTGCGCCCAAGCCGGTGAGGCAAGCAAGAGTCCAATTAGAAGGAACCGGAAGGTTTTCATGTGCTCCTCTTTTACGGGGTTTCTACGACAACCAAGTTGACCGTCACTGTGGCCGCCCCACTCACGTAGATCGCATAGACCTGTGTGGCGCCTTGCAGCAGAAACGGCTTATAGTTCGACACGGTGGAGTCGCGGACCAGTGTCGACGTAGTGGTGATCGGTAGGCTGAAGAATGTCCCACCACCCGTAGTGGAACCCGCCGTCGGCGCGGCAGTGTAGGCCGTGACGATGGTGTTCGGCGCTGCATCGTTGGTGTCGCTGGAAACCAGGGTCTCCGTGGTGCTCGTGCCTCCAGTGTCCAAAGCGCTCCGGCGAATCAGAGAGACCGTCACGTTGCTGGAGGGTTGGGAGATCCACAACTCCCGCACGGCGGTCACGTTGCTGCCCCCTGCAGTTAGAGTGACAGTGACACAATCGCCGGCGCCTCCGCAAGCGATGGAGAAGCCGGCGCTGTAGGTGCGGGGCAGCTTGGAGGGGTCGGTATAGGCTTGAGGGAAACTGGGGACGGAAGTGGTAAATAGCAGGATTCCGACCAAAGCGATCAGAGACAGGTGTTTCTTCATTGGATATAACCCTCCAAGGGTATTGTACCCTTGAACGGTCATATCGAGCAAGGTGAGATTGCAGGGGAAGGGGTTAGGCTTTGACGAGCTTCAGGTCCGATAGCAGCGTCGGCATGTCCAATCCTTCGGGAGTTTTTCCGCTGCCATTCAACCATCGAGTGGAGATCAAAACATAACATTCCGAAACGTACTCCGTGATCCATTCCCACGTGGCGTCCTTCATCATCCCCCAGGTCACGCAGGTGGCTTTGTCGGCATCGTACTTCAGGAATGGAATGCAATGGCCGCCGAGTCCTCCATATACACCCGCCGCCCCGGACACAACGGTCCATTCATCCTGTTCCATCGCGGACTGGGGAAGTTCGGCGCCGACATACACCCCGCCGTAAATCTCGGTGCAGATTTTGAACTCCGCCTGGTTACGGGGATTGACGGCGGCGAAGGCTCCAATCTGCACTCCGCAGATGGGATGGGTGGTCCAATACTTCAGCACGTCGAGCAAGACGCAGCCATTGTCGTATGGGCTGAGGACGTTATAAACGCTCATTACGTCGTCGAGTGTAGGGGTGACGACGATCCCATTATTCGCCGCCCACGCCTGCACCATGTGTCCAATCGCCGCAATGGAGCAGTCGCCGTGCACATCGTTACCGTACATGGGGTAGGAAGGGACTGCGGAGATCCAGTCCACCGCAGGCTTGGGTGGAGGCAGCGCCGCCCCTGCTACAGCGCAATAGTCGATTGCGGAAAGGGTGCGAGGGTCGACGCGCGCCGCGAGCTTGCCGAGGCGGAAGGGAAAGGGTACGGACGAGACGGAATGGAATAATCCATCCTGAAACTTGCGGAACCCTTCGACGGCAGGCTGAAAGAAGTCCTTATCGTGAAACAGTGTCGTCATGTGCCTCCCCCTTCGCGTGGTGGTACAACCCCTGCAGCCACGCACAGGCTGAACAGGTTCCCTTGTTGAACTCCCAACCATCAGGCTTGTGCCCAACGATGGCATGAGGAAATGGGTTGTCAGGGTGAAGCCGCGGCTGACGAATTGTTACGGTCACGATGTAGTCGGTGTCCTGCATTATTTACTCCCCTTGAATATCTTCTTCCACAATCCGACCACCAGCCCAACTGCTCCGGCTGCGATTGCCGCAACTCCGGTCATTGCCAAAGGTGTTGCCATTTTACGCCTCCTCAAGCTCCAAAAGTTTGCGCGATCGCCGCTATGAGACCGGCCAGCGCGCGAACCCATGGGTCTGGGGATGGGGGAAGTGCTGCCACCTGTTGCTTATAGTTTTCGTAGGCTTCCTTGATGCCACGGGTATTGATACCGAAGATTCCCATTTCGTCCGCCATGCTAACCTCCAAACCAAAAGGGACTTATATACTTCACTCTATTCCCCATTCGGGACTTCGGCGGTCACAGTAGCCGCATCCTAGGTCGCTGAAATCCTCATAAGGTTTTGCGCAGTGAGGACAGTAAGCATTCGATTCATCATCTTCGATGGTTTCTTGCGCCAAGTTTTCAGTTTCATCGGCCATAGATTTCACCCCAATGCAGTCAAGGCTGTAATTCCCCAAACCAAAAGGCCGCCCCGGATGAGCGGCCCTGAAACCCGACACTTGAAAGGTCCGATTAGAGCACGCGAGCAACCGGATTCAAATGGAATTGACGCTTGGCGAAGCGGGGATCGCCCTTGGTGATTGCATTAAACTGCTTCTTGAAATCGTTCGCCTTCATACCCTTCGACCGCCCATGGATGTGAATCCCGAAAGCTCCTGCGGTAGGCGGAGGAATCAGCGCTGCGATTTCCGTCACAGCTTGGGCGACCAGGGCCAACACGCCATTGATCGTGGCGTCGAGAGTAGGAGTTGCGCCTGCGGCCTTTTCCAGTGCAGCCTCATTAGCCTGCAGGGCAGTGAAGGCGGACTGAGTGGCCTGAAGCGTAGTCGCATTAGGTGCGGCTTGATACGCCTTCAGCGTGTTGACAACGGCCGTGAAGCCGCCTTCAACCAGCGTGACGACCGGGGCGAGTGGCGGGTCTACAATGTCGAGAATTGAACCAGCGATCGGCACCGCGGCCTCCGCGATGTTTTCCCCCGTTATGACCCAGGTGGGGGTGGAGCACGCTGAGAACCAGATCACACTTGCGAGCAGAGTTGCTAAAATCATTTTCTTCATTCGATTGTTTCCTCCAAAGTTTAATTCAACGGGATCCTCTATGTCAGTGTCTCACACGTTGTCTTGCGAGTCAATAGCCCTACGCCTTCGGTAGTGACTCATTTTGAAAAACTTTGCCCGATGCATTCAGTCACGCCGATTTGCAAATGGTCGATGGCGCGCTTTCGCCTTGAACAGCGTAGGAAGTGAGACCGGATTTGGGTTTGTATCTTGGCGGACACACGTCCCAAACCCGGCCTGGAAAGGCGGTGGGGTTTATGTCATGAGAAGCGACCTTTGACAGGCCGAAGGGCCAGTGAAAGATGGCCCTTAACCCCCACACGCCTTTTTATTTGGGAATTATATACTTAACTTCCTCGTTTTGGGGTCGGATAAATCACAATAAGCATGGAGGCGAACGGCCATGGCACCTTGCGCCCCGGAGATTTTAGTCGACCTTTAATGAAGCGTACATCAATACCGGCTTGCTGATACACAACGTCGTGGAACCAGCGCGTATCAGTACGGCTTGGAACAAGCACCACTATTACCTCCGCGTTGTCGCGTTCGGCAACCGCCTTGCGTACAAAATCTCCTGTTTTTTGTCTACCATACGGCGGATTTAAGAATACACGCCCTTTCCAGCAGAGAGAAAGGGCGTCGTCCTCGACAGTGAAAAACTCACTACATAGTGCGTTTTCCTTGCTGGCTGCCGCGTCCAATGTGAAATTAAACTCTTCATTCAAGCGGACAAACAAATCTTTGGGAGTCTGCCATGCTTCAAACTCGGAACTAGTCATTGCCGCCATTGTCGCATTGTGAGGCATTCTATCTCCTTTATTTACTTGAGGAAGTTAAGTATATAATTCCCTTTTATTTTATAGCACATTCAGCGTAGAATTCTGGAAATCGCTCCTGAATGAATTTCATTGTATTCGGAGATGCACACAATTTCTTGGTTCTCTTGATCCTCTCCGATTTACTTAGAGTTTTCCATTCTGACGTGATTTCACGAACAAAATCCTCCATAGCCATAGCCGCTTCCCTCCTGATCGAGTTCATCACCTTGCATTAAGTTGAGTATATCATTAGATGGGTTCCCCAGCACGCGGCTTGGGCGCTCATTTACGTCTTCCCTTTCCGCCCCAAAACTGAATACGTCGCGGTCCCTATCAACCCCAGCGTCTTGTGCCACACGTACGCCTCTGCCGCCCGCAGCGACCCAATATAGTGATGCTCGCTGGTCCAGGCATCCGGCGGCCGCAGCGACGGCAGAATCCGTACGGCAGCACCGCGCAATTCCACCAAGCGCCTCTGGTGCTTGTCCCCTGTATGCGCCTCCCGCCACTTCGTCGCGCCCCACATCTCCGGTTGCTCCGCCGCCATGGTCTTGCCGTAGTCCTCCAACTTCCCGGCGTTCCCGTGGGTGAACATCAGCATATTGGTGCCGAACTGGAAATACTTGCGGAACAGGGGGCGGTTGTCGATATTGACTCGGGATTCACTTTTGAACCATGACCGCAGACTGTCGCCGAGGTGCCACGCCGCGAGGGTGTCGTGGTTGCCGGAGATGATGATGACATCAATTTTGGGCGACACCGCCAGTAATGCCTCGACTGCCCAGATGGAGACATCGCGTGATACAGTGAAGACCTTCTGATACCTGCTGTCCGTATTCTGCGGCGTGCCGGCTGTAGTGGTCCCCATGCGGTTGTCGATATTCTGCTGGTCGTTGCCCAGCACCAGAATCGCCCGATGGCTGGCGTAGTTGGATGTCCGCGACACCAGACACGTCAACGCCTCCTTATAGAGCTTTGCGGACAGCTTGATGTCGTAATCGTCGTGGCCGGTCTCTTCCCCCCAGCCCAGCATTCCAATGTGGTGATCCATGGGGGAATACTCGGTGAGCAAATCCTCGCTGGAGTCCTTGTGGATGATAATCGCCGGCATCCCGGGGACATGGTCCAGCGCCTTCTCGCGGAGGGCGTCGAACTCGGCCGCCGCGGCGATAAGTTTCACGCGGAGGCGCATCCACGCCATGACGACGAATTGCTGAGAGTAAACCGGGTCCTTGGAGTCCCGCTTCCACGCACCACTGCTCCCTGTAACCGGAGGCTTCATCCCGGTCTGCCATGCGGCGCACTTCCACTTGTATATTTCCCACTCCGTCAGGTCGATTTCACAGGCATCCGCCAACTCCTTGAGCGTCTTGATCTGCTTCGACACCACCTTCTTAATGGTGCGCTCATCACCTTCCCGTTCATCGGACTCCGTCTCGATCGGCTTCACGGATGCGGCAAGGTCGGCGATGACATTCTTCGCGGCGTCGTCAATCTTCATTGCGGCAGCCCCTCTTGTATCTGCGAAATGAGTGCCTGAATCGCTACAGGGTTCCCGAAGTACCGGGTGCGCCCGGCGAAGCAGGAGTGGTCGATCAATCTGCTTTTATGCTTACTGTAAAGGACTCTCATGTTTTCTTGGGAGATGCCGATCTCCCCGGCGAGAGTGGGAATATCGAATATCTCATTGTCCTCGCGGGAATTCAGGAAGGCCAAAACCTGCACAATCCTCGAAGCCTTGCCCAGTGCCTCGACAAGCGGAATGCCATTGATTTTAAGCTCCACTGGGGAAACCGTCGCAGACCGTTTCACTTGTGTCATGTGCGCAACTGTAACACCCAGTTAGGTATGAGTCAAGCGCTAATTTTCATCATATGTGGAGAAAGTGGCGGACCACCCACAGAGCCCCCACGGCGGCCCCGATGTAGCAGACGACAAGGCGGTGCAGCTTGGAGTGGGATTCCCACAAATTCCGCACATCGTCGCGCACGCCGAATAGTTCCGTCTCCGTACGCTGCAGGCGGCCAGGCTGGCCATTGCCGAGGAGGTCGTGGATGTGTATGTTTAAGGCAGCGACAGATGCCTGCATCGAGGTCAGAGATGCCTGCATGGCTTGCATGGAATCCAGCATGTAGAGCAGCATGGGGTCGGCGGATTGGCGGTCGAAGTTGGGCATTGACGTGTCTCCGGGTTAAGGTCCACACGTGCGGACTACAATGTATGTGTCTGCAGCCGTCGGAGTCCCATTGAATGTGAACACCGGTGCCGTAGCGCTGAGTGTCGTCTGCGCAATCATTGTGGACGAGCCTGTACCGCCAACCATCATGGCCCAACAAACCGTAGTGGCCGTCGGGAGCGGATTAGTCAGGGTGTCCGTAATTGTCGGGTTAGCACCCGTTGTGGCCTCCGCGGTAATCGTCCATTGGCAGGTTTGGCCCAAACCGTGGACGGCCGTGACAGTTGGACTGGTGCCCCAGCCGCTACTGAGCGCCAATTCGCCCGTCGTGCAAGCGGTGCCCTGATTGGCCAACACCTGACCAGCCTCCACCATGGAGGTATAATTCCCTGTCGTTGGCGGCGCGAGTTGCCCGGCAGGGGGGTAAGCCACGGTTGCAATACTGCCGTCGTCGATCATCGGCGACTGGTCGTTCTTCACGCAAGTGTAGAGGGAGTGGGACGTATCCCCTTTCAGGATATCCCAGCAGTATGCGCCCGCGGGGGAGTATGTCCCACTGAGTGTATTATAGTTTACTCCAGTAGAAAGCGCCGCATTATTCGGCACCGTTGCCGGGGTATACACCTGCGTGGGGTTCATGTTGAAGTCGCGCCCCACCATGTAGTATTGGTAGTTCATCGAGCAAGCGCTGGCACAGGTAGGGGACGGTGCAAAATTGTTCGAATTCGGCGTCGGCAAACCCGGGACAATGACCGATCCGTACTGATTGACATTGATGTCCCGCGCCTGGGACTGTGTGCCGAATCTATTCGTAGAGATGTTACTCGTGAGGATATTCGATCCACTGTAGTCGACGACCGACACTGCACCGCCAATAGTTACGGCAAGGGCCAACGGCAAAATGGTCGGCAGGAAGGAACTCGTGCCGGTGCTGGCAGGGCCACTGAAATTGGACGTTCCAATGCTCACACATTTATCGCACTCCAATGCAATCTTGTCGAAAGATGTATAAGGTGACCGCACCTGCACGGAGTATCGTGTGTTCTCAATGTCGGTTGTACCCTTGAAGTGCCACTCCGAGCCGCCTTCCATGCGAACGGCAAATCCGGTGGCATTCAGATAACCAACTGTGCCCACATCCCCCGCCCATGCCAACAGGCTATTCACGTTTCCGGAGTTCGCATTGAAGCCCACGAAAAACGCTCCATGTTGCGTCTCCAATTGGTCATAGCTGAAGTTGTTATAGCAACTGCACCCGCTCGTGGACACTTCGATCCCAAGGTCGGTTGTGTACGTATTGAACTCATGAATGTTCGCCTGATAGAGCGGACCTTTCAGCGCCCATCCGCCGGCGAGGACCGCATAGGCACTGACTGAACCTGAACCCGGAGACTGCCCCTGCGAGAGAGTAATGGTGGTGCTCGTCGATGCAATTACGGCCGCGTAGCCCCAATCGTAGGCCGCTTGATTGACGTTGGTGTAGGATGTGGCGTAAGGGAACACACCCATCTCATAGCCCTGGCAGCCATTGGTCGCGCAGGTTGCAACCGGGAAGGATGGATCCGGCACCGAGTAGGCAACTGCGGTAGTATTCGTCCCGATACTGGTGGTCGTTGTGCCGCTCAAGGCATTGGTAATTGTCGCCACCGTGTAAGGACTTCCGCCAATGGTAATTGTCTGTCCTACCAAGACGCTTCCCGTGATGAAGTATTGCCCCTGCGACAGGGTGAATGTCGAGCCTGAAGTCGTGACCGTACCATAGAGTTGATGCACGGCCGTGAATGTCCCGGTGTAGGTCGTCGTCCCAATGCTGCCAGTTGCAGAGGCTCCTGTTGCCGCCACGCCGCCCGGGTTCTCGCAGGTAATCGTGCTGGTCGTCCATCCGATACACCAGTATAAGCCGTTGTTCGCCGTCGCCGGGGAACTAAACCCTGTAATCGTCATGAGGAACTGATTGCCGGGCACCGACGCCTGTGCGAAGTAGGCTGTGGAGTAGACGGTCAATCCGTAACTGTTCGCCGCCGCGGCCGCGGTAATAGTTATGGTCGTGGCGGAGGTGGACGCCACAGATGTAATGGGCATCATGGAGCCGCTGGATGTCGTGTAGCCGGTAAACACGTGGTCGATTTCAGCACTACTGCCCCCAATGCCTCCATAGATCTCCCCGGGGGCCACATAAAATATCGGCGTGAAGTCGGAAGCGCTTGCCTTGACGAAGTATGTCCCGTTCCCCTGCCCGTGCAGATGTACACCGGGGCGGTAAAGGTTGAAGTAGGCCCCGGATGATTCGGTCATATTCATGATGCCAAAGAGTGTTGTGGAGTTCTCCGGCGGAGTAACCGTTGCCGCCAAGGTCTGCGTACCCGTCAACCGCCGCGCGTCAAACACGCAATTATTGTAAATACCGGTGCATATCGCCTGCGCCGCGGCATACTTCGCGTCCCATGTGGATCCCGCCTGGACCGACACGTCGATCACTGTCGAATTATCCCCCAGGCCGGCGGTATTGAGCACCGTGCCGGTGATGGAGCCGGTGACGCTGATATTGCCGTTGACGCCCAAATTGCCCGTGATGCTGTACCCGGTCGGAGCTACTGTGTTGGCAGTGGGCGTGTAGTCGTCGAAGTTGAACGTCGCTCCGGTCCACTGCACGAGGCCGTAGTTCAGCACCGTCTGGTTCAGCGTGGACGACCCGGTGGTCAAGTCGATCACCCAAATATGGTAGTAAATCCCGGCGGGCAAAGTATTCGCCGGATTGCAGACGTTGAAGGTGACCACAGCTCCGGACGTAATATTCGCCGTGTAGGGAGTGCGGACCACTTGGCCGCCGCCGCCGCACTGGTAGGAGATCGGGGTGTTCACTTGGTCCGTGCCCTGAATGTACAGGGTGCCGCTCACCAGCGGAGTCCCCTGCAGGTTCTGAATGTTAGACGCGGAGAACGCGGTGAAGTTCTGCCCCAGCGCCACCCCGGACGCCCCCGCCAGCAACACCGTCAACACGACCACCCGCCGCAACCATCCGAGCATGTCCAACCTCCGGTAATCCCAGACTACATTATAGCAGGATTGTTACAACCCTGCACTGGCGGACGGCACGACCATCGCCACGGCCTGCACTGCCCCGACTGTCGCCGCGGCATTTACCACCGCCACTGCCGCTGCCAAGTTGGTCGAACAGGCAGTCCGAAATGTCACCCAATCGCTCAGTACCTTCTGCACCTGTGCCGCCGTGTGCATCGTGAAGGACCACGTGCTGCCGCTCATGCACCACAAGGGGACGGTCCATCCGCCGGTAGCCGTTACCGCCGCGAGCGCCGCCGCTTGCATGTTCACTTGGTCCGTCGGATTCGTGGGGTAGGTGCAGGAGCTTCCGAGCGCGGTGGACGTAAACCCCTGGAGCAGCAGGTTGCGGGTTTGAATGTACAGCGCCTGAATCGCCGTCTGCTGCGCCGTCACAAGGGCCGATGGGGCAGGCGGAGTTACCAATCCCCCTTGGGCGTTGATCGTCGCCCCCGGGCCGGCCGCCATGAGCGCTGCGGCCTGTGCCGCGGTCAACTCCGTATAGCCCTTGAGGGGGGTGTCGGACACCGTCATGCTCACCCCGCCATAGGCATTATTCTGGACATAGACTGCCATCGGGACCCCTCACCTATTCTGCTGATTCCCCACGTAAAACGAGCCTGAAACCGTGCCGCTGCTCGGACCGCCGACCAGTGCAATCGACAGTGTCGCCGTTGTCGACGCCGACGCCCCGGCCTGCAGGATTACCGAGCCAAACCCAATGCCGAAGAGGTAGTCGATGAAAATCTGCGTGGACCCTGCGGCTCCGGCGTACGACACAATCGCGTAAATGAAGTAGTTGTTCGCGTAGGAGGTTGTCACATTGGAAAGGTTGAACCCGAAGTAGACGAGATCCCCCGCATTGGTCCCGGTGGCAAGGGACATGGTGGCCACCGTTGCGACAGTGCCGGTTACGGCTACGGAGCTAAACGTCGTAAAGTTACGGATGTTCACCGCCTGCGACGCGTGCGAGGGCGCTGTGATCAGGTTCGATGTGTTGACACTCCCCACACGCCAGAACGTCGTCGGGCCGTCGCTGATTTCCGTGTCCAAGCTGAGCGTCTGAGGATCGCCCACCCCCTTGATGGAGTACAGCGCTGTGCTCCCCGCCGTATTGCCGTAGAGTGGCGATATCGGACGCCCGCGGCCTCCCGGGTTATACCCACCATCACCGACCACGATTCCCCCGCCGCTGGGCGATACCGCCTGCACCCCGGTGACATTGGTCAGCACGCAGTTGTCGACAATGGCGAACATCATGCCGGTGCCGCCCGGGCCGCCACCATTGTTCATGGGGGACCACAGGTCGAACTCGACGTAGAGGTAGGCGGGGATAAAGCCGAGCGTAACCGGTGTGCTGGATTGATTCAGCACGGAGGCGCCGAAGTTGGTGGAGGCTGAGGACACCCCGCTCTGGGGAATTTGGAACACATACGGCGGATTGCCGAATACCTGCACGGTCGTATTAAGCGGCGACCCGTAATTATTGCCGATCGTCGTGCCGGGCGGATTGCCCTCATCGCCGGTCGCGGACAGGGTGGGGACAGCGGAAGGTGTAAAGTGCGCTCCCGACACCTGTCCCACCCAGATGTCCGTCGCATCGGGGACGCCGACTACGCCGCCAAACAACTGCAGTGGCGCGGTATTTGCCGCACAATAGGTGACCGCCCCCCCGCTCCCGTTCTGAATGATTTGCTCGCCGACAAGGAAGGTCCCGAGGGTAATGGACCCGGGAATATCCGCCAGCGTCTGCCCCGGCCACAACAGTTCGAACTGCGTATCGTTCGACAGGTTGTTGTCGAGCAAGTGAATTCTGCAGTAGAAGCCGTAGTTAATAACTTGCGGACTAGCCTGCGCGACGAAAGCAAACGCATAAGTTCCTGTCGGGTCGATGGGCACACGCATGGATTGCACGCTCGCGCGGTTGACGGGGTTTGCAGAGCGTCCCGCCAGCGTGGACGCGGTATATTTCGCCCCAATCCCCTGTGCGTAGGTGCTGCCGGGGAGCAAGCCGGCCTCCTGTGAGAAAGCCGTGGTACCGACGTTTTCATCAGTGTACCAATCGTCGGCCACTCCCGCCGTCGCAATGGCCGTGTTGCCAGGCTCTGACCACAATTCGAATCCAGCATCAGGCAGAAGGTTGCCGCTGCCGGGAGGCGCAGGCGACGTGTTGCCCGGCGTCGCAATGAGCGTCACATTCTGCTGCTCCACCTCCGCTTGCCGTGACGCCAGTATGGCGACGTTCACTGTGGGGATGCCCCATGTCCCCGTGCTGGGCATGTTGGAGTAAACCGGCGATCCAGGGTAACCATACATGGCCGTGGCAATGGATGATCCTCCAGAGCCGAACGTAATCAGTCCAAACGTCAGCGGCACGCTCCACCCGGCGCCGCGGTAGTAGTCGGTTCTCGTCTGACACACGCCGGTTTGCGGGTTAATCTGCAGACTAAAGTCGCGGAGGTCTCCCGGCGCCGCACCGGTATTAGTCCACCACTCCAGAAATTGCTCCTCACTGGTTTCGTACAGATAGCCATCCCACGGACTAGTGAAGGAAGGTACGATCGTCCCGGGCCCTACCGTGAACTCCACCTCCGCCTCCGGGCGCAGAATGGCGAACTTGGCGTTCTCGTTCATCTCGGTCATCAGCAGCGTCGGCAGGGGCTCGCCGGACAACACGTCGTCGGTTTCAAAGTCGGTGTAGGTTGCACCCCCAGGCGCCGCCATGGTAACGAAGGCCGCGGAGCCGGAGTGGGTTTCATTTACCGCATTGGAGTTGCTCAGCGTCAGGGTTAAGGCCGTCGACGCGGTACATTTGTAGGTTCCATTGTTCGCCCCACTGCTGGCGGCGAATCCGGTGATCGTGAAGGAATAGCCCGCGTAGAAGTTGCCGCCCCCGCCCGTGATCGTGCCAGTGTACACTCCCCCCGCGGCGGCAGCGGTCAGCGTAAATGTCGTCGGATTCCCCGGTGTGAGCGCGCGGCAGGCGATGACAAGAACATTGAGGGCGCCGTCGCTGTATGCCCCGTCTTGGAAGAAGACAGAGTTGTAAACAATGCCGCAGCCGGTTGTCGGCGTCGTCGGAGAAAGCAGTGCGGGCTCGTGAATCTCGGCGGAGCCGGCAGCGACGGGAGTGCCTGTTGGAGTGAACTGTGCACCACTGGTTTGCCCGACCCAGATGTCACTAACATCCGCCGTTCCCGTGATGGGATTAGCCAAGGTCAACTGTCCGCCGTATGGCGAGTTCTGAGGGGGCGGCGACATGAACGCGCTGGCCAGCGAGATGTTCTGAATGACCACTTCCCCGGGGGCGTGGAAGGTTCCCAACGTGACGGCGCCGGGGACCAGGTAATATGCCGCATTGGGGTTGCTGGCATTCCACTGCGTATAGACCGTCGCCCCGGTGACATCCGCCGGCGCCGTTCCAGCGGGTAAATAGGACGGATTCGCCGGCTGCGTCGACACGATATTCTTAGCGAACGCCCGGGCGTCGCCACGGCCGGATGTCCAGACAATGTCAATACCCTTCTGAATGGGCAGCGCCAGGGTCGTAATGAAGAATGGCATCACGACGTAGATTTCTTCCTGGTTGTACTCATAGCCGTCGAAGGGCGACACCGGCAACGGGACCTGCTGCCCGTAAGTGAACCCTGCACCGGCAATATTCCACAGCGTGCTGCCGTCCGCAACCGGCTGCGTCTCCGTCAACTCCGAAGGCCATGGGCCCGGCTCCAAACTGCCGGAGATGCCACTCAGGGCGCATACATACCAGCAGCCGTTGGCCCAGCGTCCGGAGGGTTGAATGAGTTGCCCCTCGGTGTAGCTTGTATTGGGTTGCCACGTGGCGGCTCCGGATGGATTGAGCAGAAAGCATTCCATGCGGACTGTGGACAGCCGGGCATTGTTGACCAAATCCCTCACTGCAGTCTGCCCCAGGGGGCCATCGGCGGGCCAAGTGTTCGCGGACAGGTCGGTGTAGCGCGAAGTGATAAACACCGGATACCCGGTTGGGTTCCACGTCGCACCGCTGCTGAGGCCTGACCATGTGTGAGAATTATCCGGCGGAGTGCTGCCCGTAATGGGTCCAAGGACAAACAACCGATCGCCGACGCTGGTGTCCGGCCAGCGCGTCAGTATCGCCTGCGCATCGGTGACGGCCTGTTGGACCACTTCACCATTGCTGAATATGCCCGACCCCAATGCACCGCTGATGTAATACTTAAATGCAAACGGGCTCGGCAGGGCGGTGGGAGTGTAGGTCGCCCCGCTGGTCTGCCCCGTCCAGACGTTCGTCGCAGTGGCGACGCCCATGACCGCTTGCAGAACAGTCAGGGGGATATCGACCGGCAGCGCTGCCGGAGTGAAAACGGCGCCGGAAGTGTTGCCGGTCCATATACTCGTGGCGTTCGGCGTCCCTGTGCCGACTCCCGTGTACATCGGCCCATCGGAGCCTGGCGGCGGATAGGCGACGACAACCGTGGCGCCGGTGCCGGTCTGGGTTGCGGTTTCACCGAGAGTAAATGTTCCACTCGTCAGGCCGCCGGGAATGTAATCGCCGGGGAGAGATGAGCCGGAGTCGACATAGGCAGTCGCTCCACTGGTGGTTTGAATGAGCCGCTCACCCAACTGAAACATGCCGCTTGTGAGGCTGCCGGTAATCGTCGACGTCATCTTGCGGAGTTGCTTCCCGCGGACGGCGATGGTGGTGACTTTCAGCACGCCGTCATTGGTGTTGGTCTGTGCACCGCCGGGGACGTAGTAGGCTTCGGTGCAGGAGACGGCGCCGGAGCTTTGGTCGACATTGTGCTGCATCCAGAGCAGACCCCCGTTGGCGGATGGGAGGCCGTTCGACATATTCGTCGTGTTGACACACTCCCAGACGTACATTATCTCCTGTTGCTGATAGAGGTAGCCATCGACAGTGGAAGTGGGAGGAGGGACAACCTGCCCATTGGTGTAGAAGCCCTGAAAAAACTCCGGCATCACCGTGCCCGCTGCACAGTCGTCCTTGATCGCCGACATCAGAAATCCAGTGGCAAACGCACTGGACGCTGCGGTCAACGAGTCGGGTATGTCGGTGAACCCCGGGGCCTCTGCCAATAAAAAAGACATACTAGCCTACCCTCTCATCTCCAATCGCTTTAGGTCCAACGCCGCATACCCACGCAGGGAGCGCATGTCAAACACCGACTTTGATGGATGGAACAACTTCTCCCCTTCCGCATCCCGGGTGATGGGAATAAACCCGTCGATTTGGTTGTTCTTGCCTCCACGGCAAACGTCCCACTCTGTGTAGCCAAACCGCCCCGCCAGATACGCGGCGACCCAAGGCCGCGGATGCCAAGGACGTGACAGATACTTTCTGTCCTCTGCCCGCGTGCACCACAGAAACGCCGAACGCAGGTACCGCCGCGGACGCGCGAACCACCTGTGCAGCCAATTGTAGACCGCTTTCGCCACCCCAACGGAAACATGATCCTCAAGAACCTTATAGACCTCGTACTCTATGCTTACCATGCCTGCACCTCCCCGGATATTGCTCAAGGTTATTATAGTACATCTCGCTGTTACACGGCGTACATGCCGTCGGAGGGAACCACACACCTTCCTCCCTCACATAGCTTAGGTTTTGGTCGGTCACATGCACTCCCCCTTCAGCCAATCAATTCCTTCGTCAGCACCGTTGCGGGCGTCAGTCCGGTCCAAGTGCACACATTCCTGACGTATATATCATCAGCATTCTCAATCGCCGGAGCGTACTTGTGGATCGCCTGCAGTATAGTCAAGCCGACGTAGTCATCGTCCAGCAGCACCCGGTCGGCGGCGAACCCCGCATCCATCGTGGGGAATGCCGCAAACCTGTTACCGTCGGATGGAAGAGCCCCATGCGTCTGCGCAAACTCCCCATCCTCGATGTCGCCGGGATTATCGCGGCGCTCCGGGAGAGTCGGGGTTGAACCCTTAGCGTACGCGCCCTCCTGCCTTGCCAATGCCTGAATGAATGTCAACATCCACACCTCCGCCTACCAAAGTGTATGCGCCGCGCTGCCGTCGCTGTATTGGTTGGATCCGTTACACAAAAAGAAATTCGCTTCCTTCTGCGCCGTCGTCGCCAATGCGTAACTGGGTACCGTGTCCGGCGCAATGTACCAGGCATTCGTCGGCAACTCCCATGACACGTCCAGCAGTTCCAATTCAACCGTCATTGCCGCCAAATCCACCGTCTTGCGCAGCACTTCCCACAAAGTCCCCTGCACCCCCAAGTAACTCCCCGGCACCCGCAACGCCGCGGGGAATATCCCGTTCGGAATCAGGGGGTGATTGATCGTCAACTTGTCGCCCATTTCCAGCAGCATGGCCGGGGCGAAGGTCAGCAACTTGAGCGTCAACGGCTTTAGCCCATACCGGCGGAATACCATCTGGGCCATGAGGTGCGCCATGCGCAGGCCGCCCAAGGACGACCGCACGCCGCGGGCGATGATCACGCGGGTCTGTGAGATACCGTAGAGGTTAGCGGCCGGGGCGTAAATGTCGGTGAAAATGGTATTGGCATTCTGCCCGTTGGAGTCCATGTCCATGCGGTAGGTCAGGGCGGACGTGTACATCTCCGACTGCACGGGGACAGGCAGTGTACTCGCTGCGATATTGGTCTGATCGAGAGTCAGCGCCGACGCGGGGGGCACGGCCGGCAGCAGGGAGTATGGCGTCCATTGCCCCAAGTAGTTCCAGAACCACACGCACCCGAGGGGCTTCAGGAGTTCCGACTCCACCCAATCCTTCGCCGCCGGTGGGTAGGTAATGGAGAATTGCATGTTGAAGTCGAAGTAGATATTTTGGTCGAGATAGGAAATGGCCGTTGTGTTGAGCAAATTGGACGGCAGATCCGCATCGAGCAGCGCCGTCACGGCCAATCCCTGTACCGGATCAAATGGGCGCCCCAAGACGGCTGCGGGATTCTGGTCGCATGTCGGCAGCCCGTTGTTGGCGTCGATGAAGGCGTAATTGTTGATGAGCAGGGTATTGTCGCGGATGACGAAGTTCAGCGTCGTGTTGTCGTCGCCATACGCCACATGATCGAGGATCATGGTCGCCATTTGGACAAACTGCGACTGCGGAATGGTTGTCCACCCGACCCAGATAATCGCCGTCTTGCCCATGAAGGAGTAGCCCCCTTCGATATCCGCCGTGATGGCTTGAGGGTTCAGCAGATCGCCATCGACGCAGGCGATCGTCACGTCCGACAGGTTACTCGACGCCTCCAGATCATTAACGGATTGAGTGAGTTTCGCCCCACCCAACTTCATCCAGGGGTATTGGTTCGTCACTCCCGTCCTATTGCTGGACAGGATGCGCGGATACCCCCCGGTGTCGGTCAGCGACAACTTCCCTATGGTGAGCAACACTACAGGAGTAGCGCCAGTCCCCTGCTGGTAACTCTGCGCCGCTTGTGTCCATTGTGTCGATGCCGGAACCATGGGGCCTCTAGGATATCAGGAGTTTCCACATCATCTTTCCGATCGAGTAAATCCCCGGACTGCTATACTGCGCCGCCACCTTCTTGTCCATCAGGATGTAAGTGTTATACGCGCTGCTGCTGGCGTCCGGGTAGAAATCGAATGGCACCCGGGTCAGGGCGGATTGAATGAACCGCGCCCAGTTGGCGGTGTCGGTCCCCACAGCCACATTCGGCGCTTCCACTTCAAACTCCGTGCGGATGAATTGCGTGATGGACTGCTGGTAGCCCGCGGACGATTCAGTATCGGTCCCGATCCATGCATAATCAAACCCCGGCATGAAGCGCATGGGGTAGGCTGGCTGAAACACAGTGCCGCCGGATTGCACGATCTGCGCCGGGTAGCGGAATTTGCTGTAAATGCTCGCCATAGGAACCTCTATGCCCTCGGTGCAGGTACGGAGGATGTGGTGTTCGCATTGATGCGGAACATCCCACTTCCCTGACCCACGCCCACCTTCGCCATGAACTGCTGCAGCGTGTCGGCGGAAATCATGCCGCCGCTGACATTGATCTGAGTGATGGAGTGCCCGCTGGAGGACCCCCCACTGCTGCCGCCACTGCTGCCACCACTTTCTCCCATGACGACGCCGGGCCCATTGTCCCGTCCACTTCCACCACCGCCTCCACGGCGGATGTCGCGACCGCTGGAAGCCTCTCGTCCTGCACTGCCGCCAGCACCTCCTCCATGACTGCTTCCACTTCGTCCAGCGATAATTCCGTACTCCGCAGCAGACATGAACTCCAACGCGGCACCCACGTAATTCTGCGTCGCCAAGTCTCCAAGACCGGCAGCGGTATGCATTACCATTTCAACATACGCTTCCGCCTTTTTATGCCCCAATACCGCCAGCAATCGTGCAGCTCCACCCGCAATAGCTTCCCCATTAGCCAATGCCTGCATCTTAGCCGATTCCTCCTCGGCATCTGTAGCGGCTTTGGCGCTTTGTGCTGTTTGCGTATTGATTGCCTGAATCTGCTGCCCAGCTTCCTGATGTGCCCTCACCATGGCCTGCTGCTGCTGCGCATCAAGTGCGACGATCTGCTCCCCCGTCAATCCTTGTTGTATTGCCGCATCCCGTTGCGCTGCCAACTCACGAGCAAACACCTGCTCCCTGTCCAGCACTTGGCGGATTTCCTCGCGCGCGCGTATCTGGGTCTTCTCCTGCTCGAATCTCAACAGGTCGGCGACATCCTTCTCGCGCCCTTTGCGGAACACCGACGAGAACTGCAAATGCTGCTTCAGCGCTTTCTCCTGCGACGCCAGAAGTTTCAACTGCGCCTTGTCTTCATCGGCTAACGTCTTCTGGGTATACTGCTGCTCATCCTCACGCAACTTCTTATACGCCTGCGATAGGTGGCCAAGGTTCTCCACACGCTGCGTTAGGATGCGCTCCATTTCTTTCTGATTCGCCAACTCCTCCTTGTTGCGATCCTTGGCCGTCTCCACTTCCGCAGCACCGGTGAAAATATTTTGCGCCTTCGCTTCCTTATCCGCCTCGACCCGCCGTTTGGCGTAGTAGGTGTACATTGCCTCGGTGGCTTTCTCCCACGCGGACTCTGCCTTCTTCTCGGCAGCGGCACCTTCTTTATTGACAGTTAAGGTGGCAATGTGTGCCTCTACCAAGTGCTGATTGATCTGAGCGGCATATTGCTTTTGGAGATCCTGATCAGCCCCCTGCTGCTTCGCCAGTTCCTTCTCAGTTGTGCTCTCCAAGTTTCTGGATCGGATACGCTCATCAATAATCTTCTGGGCGATTACAGCATTGTTGCCGATACGTTCGCCGGTCATTTTCTGAATCTCATCCGCCTTCGCCTCTTCGTCATTGATGGTCTTTACGAGATCCTTGTGTAGAGTCGTAGTCTGCAATAACTCTTTGGCTCTATTTAAGTCGCCATTCTTTAGCGCATCGCGAGCTTGAAGCAGAGAAATATCGTTCTGCACATTTTTTTCATCTTCTACTGCCCCAGCCAACGCAGTTTTGATGTGCTTGACATCATTCTCCTGCATCTCTTCACGAATGACTTTTACATCCCGCAAGGTAGTCAGGTGATTTTTTTCCGCCTCCGACATCCCTTGTACAGTCACAAGAGATGCATGGCTCGCAGCTACTGCATCGCGTTCGGTCTGCTTGAGCGCCTCATCAAACCCCATCATATTGTCTACTGAGGTTCGAATCCAATCGGCAAACGTTGCCCACTCAGAAATGAGGAAGCCGATAGCAAAAATACCCGTAGCCACACGTGTAAGGGTTCGGATGTTACCCAGTACCGGAAGGAGTCCACGGATGCTCAGTCGCTCGTAGGCGACAGTGTTGTCTTGAACGGCCTGAGTTTGAAGGCGGAGATTTTCTGCATAGGCGGCGGTTTCCGCCTTTGCCAGCCTGGTAATCTCCAATGCTTGAATCTCCTGCGCGGTACGTTCATGCTCCGCCTCCGCGGACCGCCTTGCCGCCTCCGACTTCTTGTGCTCGATTACAATCCATTCCTCATACCACTGGCGGCGCTTGGCCGCCGAGGTCTCCTCCTCCCCGGTCTCAAGATGCATCGTTTCCACACGACGCTGCTGCTCCTCAGCCAGCACCTCGTAGGCGGACGTCTGCTTCTTCACCGCATCCGTCATAGCCGCAGTAGACTGCACAGTCGCAGTCTCCGCCTCTTTCATCCCGCTGACCAATTGCTGGACATCGGCGACAAACTTCACAACCAAAGAGAGGACATCAGAATTCGTTGCGGCCATAACTATTCACCGTTTTTAGGCTTCCGACTTTCATCCTGCCAAACCACCGCACAACATGCCGACTCAAACTGCCACACCCAAGGGGATAAGCGGAAATAATCAGCCGGCGACCTGCGACACTTCTCCGCCACGTTCATCAGCCAATGCACCTGCTCCCGATTCTGCAGGAAAGGTTTCGGCGTCAGCGCGTCCACCCTTGGCGATGGATTTCATTTGCCCCTCATACCACCGCAGTATGAATGTCCGGTCCTCTGGCCGCAGGCGGCGGGGATGGAAGGATGTGCCGGACACAGGCTCCAGGCTGAACACCGGTGAAACAATCACATATGTAATTAGCAGGAACAGGCGGAACTCGCTGTTGCGCACTTCCGCTAAGTCCAACTCATACCCGCTCGATTTCTTTGCCGCAATGTCCGCTTCTTTGGACGCTTCCGCCTCTTGTACCAGCGTAGCCACATCAGTCCCCTGAGAGACGGCAGAGACGAGCAAGTTTCCACCAGGCATGGCGCCGATGCGGAGAAAGTATTCGTCCGGGGGGAAACGCAGCACACAGGGCATTCCGCTGGGCAACGTCGTGGACGTGTCGTCGGTCAGCAACCACTTGTCGTAATTCACTTCTTGTTTCACTTAACGCCTCCTCAGTAAAATAAGAAAGCCATGTTGCCGCCACTGTTATCGTGGACTGCAACATGGCCACCCGGCCGCGTGTCCGGGGCACATATTGGATTTGCGGTTCATCCGCCAGCCTGCGACGGGTTGCGCCTTACTGGAGTACCGCGACTCCTGCACCGATAAAGTTCTGGAAATAAATCATTTTTGCCTATAAAATTGGGCAATCCGCTTCCCTTTGGTCCTCCAAATATTTTCCATACCATGGAGTTGAAGCTCGTAGATCGTTTCCTTGCTGCGAGTGCTTCCCCACTTCAGCACCGATTTGGGGTAGCAGTTGTAAAGGGTGGCTATATAAAATTTCGAGGGGTTAGTAAATCCGCGGCGTGGTGCAATCAGCGCGGCAGTGAAGCCGACGCCGGGGGCTAAGAGGTTAGGAAGTTCGTATCCGCCGAAGTCGAACTCCTCGTAGCTTTGGGCGCCAGACGGCAATCCGGTATCCGTACCGGAAGAGAACAATCCGCCAGGAATACTATAGAATATCTTGAGGAGACTTGACTCCTTCAGTTTGCACGTGATCATTGCCGATTGCGCCGTCATGATCGCATCGACGGTCCCGGTCTCCTGGTCACATTCTATGTCTTTTGTCTTTGTGTCAAGCGTTAATGTAGCCTCCCCCTCAGTGGCCCCGGCGCTGTAAGGGGCCCCCAGATTGGTCCAGGTCACAGTATTGTCCGTCGTGCTCGCCGCTGATTGCGAGTTCACAGGGTAGGGACTCGTGGACCACGAAGGGGCAGACCCGCCGCTGGTCCCAGCGATCGTACAGGTCTCAATGTTCCCGTTAGCGTCCCACACCTGCTGTCCAATCGAATAGGCAGTGGCGCCGACCCAAGTCGTAGATGCAGGGTTGGTCGGATTTCCATTGGTGTCGACCAGCATCCTAGCCCCATCGGCAGGGGCAAGCACTACGGGCCAAATAAAGGACGGACCGGCTTGGAAATCTCCAACCGTGACAGTGTAAGTTGAATCAGCCATTTTCGCTTACTCCTTCGCAATAATCTTCTCTCGTATCAACCGCGCCATCACCGCTTCCGCCGACGGCCCTTGGGCTTTCAACTTCACCCCGGGAGTTACCGCCAAGCTGCCCGTCACCGCTTTGAATTCCTTCATGTCGGGGGACTTGTAGTCGAGCACAATCCCCTGCAGGCCGATCGACTCCGCCTTGATGACGATGAATTCCCCATCCGCGAGAATCGGCGCTTCCACTTTCGGCTGGGGCTCCTCAAACTCCGCATCCTCACCGGCAAGCGTCAGGTAGCCAAGCGCCACCAGATGATCAAACCTTATAATCTCATCCGGATTCGCCGTGCGGAACCGTTCACCCTTGCCGAGGTCGGCGATACAGTCCAGCTTGATAAAGTCGCCCGGCATACCCGTCTCTTCCACGGAGATCCTGCGCTCCGCGGGAGCCGTCAGGGAGAAGTGATCATTCACTACTTGGTAAGTCTTCAACATCAATCCGCTCCGACTATCCGAGGATCATCCACTCCACCGGCGTACTGGCTCCGGAGGCCGTCAGGACCATTGCCGTAATGCCGCCGCCCGTCGCTGGCTGGACGATGATTGCCACACCGCCGGGCTCAAGCGTCTGCACGGCAGCGGAGGAACCGCCGTTGGGGGTCCATGTCACCGTCAGGGTCTGCGTGGCGTGGTTATTTTTCACGTAGATAAAATTGGCCGTAGTGTTGGGGATTACCACGGTCGTGTTGCCTGTCCCGACCAGCACCGCATTGGCCACGGAGGAAAGCAGGCCGGTGAACGACACCGACAGTGATTTGCTCAGTGCCACCGTCCCCGTATCGCTGTCAATCAGAGTAACGGTACCGCTTAACGTTGCGATCATCGACATGGTGTCACGCCCTCCCCTTACCTACAGTTCACAAAGGAATTATACCCCAGTTTGCTATACCTCTTCAAGGTCTATCCTTGCAAGCAAAGACGCCGCCTGCAGGAAACCCTGCTGATTACGGTATAGATTGCCGAACTCCATGCTGACAACCCGCATATAAATCAGCGATCCGGTTTGAATCGGGGTCGTCGTGGTCGGTGTCCAGAAGGGCAGACTAATGGGCAGCGATTGGTACATTTGGCTCTGGTCCGAAGCCGCATTCGACTCCGCGGTGTCGATCACGTAAGCAAGCGCACGGAGGTACATTTGGAGGTTCTGCGCTAAGACATTGGGGCTCTGGTTTCCTACGGTGGTGATGAATTCCAGCATACCGCCGCTACGCTCCGTTAGCTGACTACCCTCGTCGATCTTCAATACGCGCGGCGGAGTGACGATAAGCTGCGGTACATTTCCCGGCGGCATGACGGCCAGGTCGTACTCGATGTAGGACTGCAGGCCGAGAGTCGGAGTGGCGGGATTAAATGTCACCCCGGTCACAAGGTTCAGCGCACTCTGCATATCGGCTTGGATGATCGCCACCATCTGCAGGATGAAGGGCTGCGTAAAGAGAGCTTTGTAATACGGACTGAATCCCATCACTTCTCCTAGACCGGAGGCTCCTGCGGCTCCCCCGCTTGATCTACTTCGAAATGTGCTCTGACCGCGGCATCCGCCAGCGCCCGCGGGAAGTCCCAGCGAATACGGTTCTGCAGTTCCTCAGTCATATTGATAATCTGGCGTCCGGGCATACCCACGGCGGTTGCTCCATGGGCCTTCATGATGCCCAGTCCTAGATGCCCCAAACTGCTGCGGCCGATGCGATACCCCTCCTGTGTACCTGTATGGAGGTAGAGGGAGTAGGGAAGCGCGGAGCCCCAGTCCATTGTGTCCGCTGTCACCTCTTGGATGTGATCCGTATCGCCGGCCGCGAAGGAGTCAATCAGCCAACCACTGCGCTGCAGCATCGGATGTGCTCCGCCCAATCCCTTCTTCTCCCGATCAGCGACAGTGGCAGGAGCGAGAGGGGCCCAGAAGGTATCCAGGGCATCGCCTTCACTCCGGATCTGCTCTTGCACCGCACGCTGCATCACGGGGGCGGTTTTCTCTTCGAAGATGTCAGACCAGTCGGTCAGACGGGTTTCCAGAATCTGCAGGCTCAAATGGAGCGCGGCGTCGGGGTCTGCCGCCGGAGCATACTCGCCGTATTGCCAACTGACCGTGCCGGTGATGTTTAGCATAGGCTACCACTGTTCCGATTTTACGAAGAATGAATTGAGCCCCTCTTGCTGCGCCGTCAATCCGGGTTCCGTGTCGCCGCCCGATATGCTGCCTGGAATCGTCGGCGAAATGGACGTGGTGCGCGCGATATTCGGCAGGAACACTTTGTCGAAACTTCCACGCAGGATCTCGCTGAACCGGCCATCCCTGAACCGGTTTGCCACCAATGACGTCTTCGGTTGATCCTGCTGCGCTCCAAACGCTCCCATGTCGGCCGACGTATTGCTGTAGCGGATCACGGCCGCCAAATCCTTCGTGCCGCTCTCCCTGTTCAACATGCGGAGGATGTAGAGTTGAACCGGCGTGAGCCCCGTCGTCGCCTGAATCGAAGTGAGGTTAATCCCGCGGGACAGGAACAGGGCATAGATGTACGCCCCGGCGTCGTCAATCCAGGACTGCACGACGGAGTCCGACACGTTGCCGGTCTGATTGGGGACAAATACGGGGAATTGATTGTAAACATCCTGCGTTGTGCAGTAGGACGTGGAAGTCTCGCTCAAATGAAAACCCCCTTCAAAGCCCCCGTGTGGAGGCGGTGAAGGGGGCTTGTTCACTTATCCCGTCAAGATTAGTAAATCATGTACAGCGACCCGTAGGTAGCGCCGCCGGTGGCCGGCTCAAGGTAAACGAAGCCGCCGGTGGCCGTTCCCGCAGTCGCGGTCTGCGCCACGCCGGAACTATTGGACAAGGTAATCGTAGTCGCTGTCTGCGCCGAAACTTGGAACGTACCGTTGTTGGCAGAATTACCAAATCCCGCCACGGTCAAGTAGCTGCCAATCAATCCGCCAGTGGTCGCCGTAGCCGCATGCGTGTCCGCTACGCCGCTGCCGTTGTTAAGCGTCAGGGTTGTAGCAGTCGATGCGATGCAGAGAAACACGCCATTATTGCTGGAGTTGTCGAACCCGGTCACATCGAAGTAACTGCCGACATAGGCGTTGCTTGCTCCACCATTCACCGTACCAGTATACACGGTCGCCCCGCCGGAGTAACCGGCCGCGGCAGTCAAAGTGATGGCATTGGTCGCCACTCCATCGGGAATCGTGCCGGTATAAACCGTAACGCTGCTGGCGGCGGCGGCCGCGGCGGTAAGGGCAAAACTCTGCGAGGCATCCGCCGGTTGCGACTCTGCCCAAAGGCCGCCACCGGTAACGCCAGGCACAAGGATCGTGGCAATCGGCACCGCCCCGGTGGGCAGTCCATGGATGACGTAGTTGACCGCATTGGTCGACAGCCCGGAGAGGAATATCTTCGTGAGCCGTGGAGCTTCTCCGCTGAAAGTCTGGATCTGAAAGCTGCCGCGAGGTTGAATCTGTGCGATGATAGCCATTTTGCATTCTCCCTAAAGGGGTGTGGTAGTCGCCACCCCGCGAACTCCCTATTGCCCTACTACTTCTTCCCCGCCACCCGCACCTTCTCGGCCGCACGGTCGGCTTCCGCCTGCTTATACCGCTCATCCTGCAGCTTCTTCCCCTGCTCAAACTGCTCGCGCTGCGCATTCTGTGCGGCAGCCAGGGCCTCTTGCCGTTTGGTCTTCTCGGAGTCGTCTTTGACGGAGACCATGACTTCGATCGGCTTGTCGACCGGAGGAACATAGAGCTTGACATGACCATTTGTCGTGTCGATCAAATACTGCGCCAAAGCGTCGGTGATTTTGCAGTGGTCCGGATCTTCCTCAACCGTAGCGTGAATTCCGGGGGGCAGGCGTAAAAGTTGAATCTGCACGCCATGCTCGTCGCTAACACCGTGGAGTACATCGCCAGTGCCGAATACTTGAATTTTCACTTCAATCCTCCCTAACTGCTGTCACATCTAAAACTGAAGGAGCGGCTTGAATGGCCGCCCCTAGAGTCGACAAGCTTATGCCACGGCATTCAACCAAGCGTATGCAGCTTGGGGCACTACAACGACTTGCGCGTAATATTTCTGACATTGGATCACGTCCTGAGTCTTCCACTGCTCCCGGTAACGAGCCACTAACTGCCCGAAGCCCTGACCGGTCCACAGGAACGTATAGCCGAACGACGGCTCCATCAGCCCCGGGTTGGGAGGACGGTAGAACAAGTAGGCATTCTTTCCCCAGATGGGCGCCAAAGCGTCCGCCGCTCCATCCACTGCCGTCTGGTAGCGGGGGGCTCCGACGAACAGATACTCCAAACCGAAATACTCGCGGAGCATGTCGACGGAGAGGGGCTTCATCGCCATACCGGGGTATTTGAAGTATTCACGAATGCGGGGGTGGTTGCGCAGCGCAACATACACTGCGTCGCTGATCACCATGGCGTTGCCGTAGACGGCACACTGATTGGCGATCGTGATCTTCGCGGCATCGATCACCGACAGCGGATCGCTGTTGGTCTGATCGGACCATTGATTGGTACCGCTCAATGTGACATAGGTCACACCTGCAGCCGTCAAGGCAGAGCTGCTCCCAAGGGAGCCGACGGCCAGATTGTACTCCTGGTCAATCAGTATAGTCTCGGTTGCCAGCTTGGTGCTCTGGATGTCGAGTTGAGCCGCGGGGTCGGCATTCGCACGGATCTGGTCCGGGATTGCAACTTCCACCCCGTGCCCATCGGCGAAGTACCACAGACGCTTGTCGTATTCCAGCGTCAGGCGGTTAAAATCAGCACCGGGCCCAAGGGTCGTATTGTACCGACGCAGTTTCTGTTTGGACATGAAGAATGCAAAATCGCTTGCATTCTGCACAGTGACAACCGGCCACACACCTTCGGAGACATAGCCACCCAACTTATCGTTGGCGAAGTCCACCGAAATCTGCGTGAGGGCGGCGTCTACGTGTACTTGCTGTGTAGATGACGGCATGATAGAACCTCAGCACGGTGTTAGGGGACCTCTCCGGCCGTCTCCCCGGGCAGGTTGTGTGCGACGGCATTTGCCGCCCTTCACTTCCCACCCTTGCGCGTCCCGTTCATCGTCCTTGCCAGCAGTTCACGTGACGCGAGCCACAACGCCGGGGTGCTGGCCCCGGCAGCGTACCTTTACACCTTGATGGTCGTAAGTTGCATCTGCACCTTGAAGCGCTGTCCGGAAACGGTTGCCGCGTCCGCGGCGGTACCGACCAAGTAGGCCGTGGTGCCGGCGGCGTAAGCCAAACCATCCGCTTCGATACTGGCAAGACGCCCGTACTGGTCGGCCACAACCAAGCGATCGCCGGGGGCAATCGTGCCGGTGCCGACGAATAGGCCGTAGAAGAAGCCCGTGGTCCCAATAGTCAGGACGCGATTGGTTCCGCTTCCCGATGCATAGGATGGCCACGCGGCGCCGGTGAGAGTCCACTGGAACACACCGCCGACGTAGTCGGAGATTCCGGAGTACAGGATTGAGTTGGTAGCCAATCCGGCGACGGGTCCACCATTGGCACCCGCGGGCGGAATGAACTGACCGGAATTCACGGTGTCCAGCAGCGCCGCGCAGTATTTGCAGAACGTTTGGTTGTTGGTCGACTTCAGACCGATAACAACGGCATCTTGTGACATGATGACTCCTCACTCTTTAAGTCAAGGGGTTGCTCCCCTTGGGGCTCCCGGGCCTTGCTGCGCGCCGGAGATTACGTTAGCGGTACACGACCGAGACTCTCGGACAGGGTGTTCTGCAACACCGAGCGTTCGCCAAGATTCAGTGAAGCGACCTTCGGACGATCAGTCAGATTCACCGTGGCATTGCGATAGTTGTCGAAGCCTGCACGATCCCGGCGGCTCGCCGACAACAGAGCATCCTCATACCTGTAGGCAGGATTTGCAGCCTTGCCCTGAGTGTAGATTTCCTCGGTCAGCTTCAGGAAGGCGCCCTCGGGTGTCGCGGCGCGTGCAATCTGCTCATGGGTCTGCCCCTGAGTATTCGTCAGGCTCACACCATGCGACTCCAGATCAATCTGCGGCTTGGCAGTGGCAACGAAGCTGTTGAATCCGGCTTCGTCTTTCAACGCCCAACCTATTGCGGTCCCGAACTGCTGCGGGGTGAAGATCCCCTTCTGCACGGCGCCGGCAACGGTCTCATTCAGAGTCGTCGCCTTGGACGCCTCGGCAGGGGTGATTTGCTGAGTCGCGGCGAGGTTGACCACCTTTTCAACATCCAGGCGTCCGGTCTCGGTGTTCATGCATTCGCTCAGCAATACGGCGGTGGTTTTCTTTTCGCTCATGGTCTCAATTCCTTTCGCGGGTATCGCCGCCGGTGTTGCCGGTGCAGCGGGAATAATTTCTGCCACAGGTAATGCAGCTACGGGAGCCGCGGCAGCAGGTGCGGGTACTTCGGACGCGGCCAGGGCCTTGGGAGCCACGGTCTCGCCTCCGACAATGTTTCCACCTACGCCAGCCGCCATTTCCGGCTCGCCCAACTTCAAATCTCCCATGTCGCACATCTCCGAGCACATGGCGTCGCGGTCGGCTTCCGCCATGGACTCCAAGGTGTCGTTCATCTTTTTACTGTGGAAGGTCTTGACGATGCCGCCATCCTCGCCATACATGCCGAACTTGCCGGCGTCCGGGCCTTCCATGATTTTCTTCGCCTTCATCTTCTTCGCCATGAGCTTCAGCTCCTTCTTGGTTTCCTTCTCGCTCATCTCTTTGCCGGCGGCGGGTACTGCAAGCGCCCCATTGCTGAAATCCGGCGACAAAGCAATTGTACTACCAACGTGCACACTCTGTAAACCAGATAATACGAGGTCGGATAAAACGATGGGAGGCAAGTCCTCCAGGAAGGGCTTGTTGGTGAGCGCGCCGGAGTTCAAATAGGCCCCAATTGCGGCCCCCGTCTCTTTGTCGTGCTTGTCGAACTGGATGGCAGGAGAGAAAAATTTATACTCACCGGCTTCCAGCATACGCTTCGCTTCGGGAGTAAACTCAATGAGCGCCGTGAGAGCGTTCAGCAGCTTGCCCTTCTTGTTGGTGATCTGCTTCTTCGCTAATTTGTGGTGCCACCCGGCTGCGGGCACAGGGCCGCCGCGGGCCACTTCCGGCTGCTCCGATGCGTGTTCATAGTCGACGACGGTCAGACCGTTTCCACGGCCTTCGAAGTTGCGGATCATGTCGTCCAGGTCTTCGTCGGTGATGCTGAAGCGCCGGCCGTCCTTGACCCATGTGCCGGTCATGGCGATGGGCAGCTCGTACACTTCCTTGCCGTCCATTTGCATGGCCGCGAGTTCAGACAGAAGCCAGAACAGGTGGCCCGCGCGATCCGTTGTCGCAGGTGCGACAGTTGCTTCCGCCAGGGCAACCTGGCCGGCATTGGGCTCGGTGCGCGGGCCAAGATCGGGAGTCGCGGGTGGACCGGCGTCGGAGTTTTTGTCGGCGTGTTCCTTTTCGAAGCCGACAGTGTCGATGCCGTATTTGTGGGCAGCGGCGATTACCTTACTCCGTACTCCGCTCTTGGCGTCGGCGGGAAGGTCGGTTTGATTGAACCGGGCGAGAGCATTTTGCGCATGATCTTTGTCGTGCACGGGGAGCTTCCATTCGCTGGGCTTAGAGCCAGACGGAGCGTAGGCGAAGTCGCTGCGGTGGACTTTCGTGCCGCTGACAGTCGCGTAGTCGCCGTCGTCGCTGAGGGGCACGAGAGGCGCAGCGTCCACTACGGGAGCGGCAACCGGCGTGTCACCGGGTGCGAACATCCGCGGGCCGACGATGGATTGTGCGGGATCGGTCTGCACTGGAGCGACTTTGACGCCCGCAGAGGATAACAGTGCCGCTACGTTTTCTGCCGGCATTGTCCCGCTGACGTTAATACTTAGCGTCAAATCATTCATGACTACATGATAACCAGTTTGGAATGGTGGATGCAAGGGGTATTTTGGAGGGGGTGGTGCGGATGGTGAGATTTGAGGGTGGATTTTCTAAATGGCGGCCACAGGCGTCAGCCTTTCACTCTACTTTTCGCTCATCAAACACTGCCATTGAATTTCCGCCTGACCCAGCGTAGACGTTCCCTGGAAGTATCTGGGCTCCGTCTGCATCAATCCGCATCGACGGCAATACTGCCGCCCCTCTTCTGCTGGGAATGGGCAGCCGCGCTCACTGCATCGGGCGACGACAAGTGGATTGTGTAGAGGCATCGCAAGTTTATTGTGCTTCACTAGGCGCATATGTATTCTCCGGTTACAATGCCATCTCTAAGCTGTAACGAGTACACTCTGTTTCCCAGCTCCTTCAGCGCTTGCCGCCGACCTTCGTTCAGCGCCTGATGCGCAATCTCGCGGGCAAGCTGGCGGAGTGGCAGTCCGGAATTTGCCATGGCGTTCTGCAGAATATCCGCCTCTAAATTAAACTCCTGCTCATCCGGCCCATCCAACCCCACAGGGTACGAATCCTCGGGAAGTTGCGACATCTCCCGAGACAATGTCCATGCCGCAAAGTCGAAAGCGCCACGTTTACCTACTGCAGCAATGGATTGTGCCCATGGCGCCTGCAGACCCTCGGGCGGAGTAGGCTGTGCGACATTGGTGCCGAGTGGAGCATAGACACGCTCCGTTCCCCCGTCGATCGCGGGCGCGGGAAAGTTGGCCGGATTGAATCCTTGCGGAGGGTCTTGCCAAGGGGATGGCATCGCCTGCACCTTTTCATACTCCTGGATTACCGCGTCGTGGCCGAACAGGAAGGCGGGGCGGACTGCATCCGCTACGGATTTCGCTAGCGACGCATCGACCGGCATTCGAGCGCCGAGGAGGTCATTGAGTTCCACCAGTCCCTGTTCCGTGGCGGGAGGGGTCGACCCAAAGGAGCGAACATACTCACCTGCGAGCACACGAGTTCCCGGAGCAGCGTCTCGAAGTATTGCGTGAACTCGTTGAGCAGTGGATTCGAGGACTCGTTTATGGGCAGCGGAGTCCACAGGCTGGAGGCGATCGCTGAGGGTGACATAGCGTTTCCATTTCCAATCCTTGCCCGGCTTCGTGAGGGCAAGCATTTCACAGGTTTTGAACTTCTGTCCGGGGAAGGGCAGCAGGTCCGTGTCGCCGGTGACAATGGCCGGGACCGCCATGATGTTCGACAGGTGTGTAACTCCAACTATCATTTTGCCGGAAGTCTCCGTCTCATTCATCTTGGCCTTCAGATCCACACCGAACTTCTGCAGCCAGGCGTTGCGAGCCTCCCCGCCTGGCGGGACTTCATCGGGATGTTCAGCGTAGTATTGCATACGCTCCATTACGGCACTGACGGGACAACCCTCCATTTCGCCGCGGGCCCAAGACTCCAGTGCGGGGTCTACTTCGACAGGCGCTCCTGTGGCGCGGCTAATTGCATCGGCGACGATCCGTGCGCGCTGTTTACCGGAGGTGTAGATTTTGCCAATCGCCATGCCGGAGAATTCCCGACCAATGCGTTCCGCCTCCTCCAACCCTTGAGCATCGGGCTCCACATCGCGCGAGCCGCGGACGAGTTGAGTGGAGGGGTCGTCGGTGCCGTTGTCGGCCACGTGGGCATGGCGGACCAGTAGGACTTGGGGCAGCGGCGGTTTATCGGCGAGTCGCAGGTCCGGCTTGGCGGCCCAACCGATGAAGTGCTTAAACTCCTCCATGGTCATATGCGTTTGACCGCCATAGAAGCGGCTATCCGAATAGTTGTCCAAGAATATCTGTTTCGCCTTGCCGGGATCGCGGCAGCAGAGCACACACTTCTCTTCATCCATTGTGTTTGTTATGGGGTCTTGGGTGCGGATGACGTGGACATCCTGCGAGTCGGCATCGTCGCCGATGAAGACATCGACGGCTTCATTGTCAAATCCTGCCGTCTTCTCGATGCGGCCGTAGTGATGCGTCATGGTGATCGACCACGGCGTACCCTCCCGGTTTTTGCCGGACCTCGTCGTGCCGCGCGGGTTTTCGATGAACACAGGCAAACCATGCACCATCGTCTGGTACGGTTTGCTCCACGACACAGCGTCTTGGGACGGCTCGTCGCTGAGCGTCAGTTGGCCGTCCCAGGTAAGTGTTAGCTCCATAGGGTCGATCCTTAACGGTAGTGTTTCTGCTGATGCGACCTTCGGACTGAACTAAAACTCCGCCGTCCGCTTCGGCCCGCACTCGTCGAGCAAGGGCCATAGCACCTGCGGGAATCCCTTATAGCACGGAGGTTGCGGCCTCATCGCCCGGGTGCGCGTGCAGAATAGTGTAGCCGCCCATACCGGGCAGTTGATGGCGTCCGCATCGCCGTACGCCTGCACCATCAAGGGGAAGTTGTCCTCGGTAATTTCCACCGCGTCTGCACAGGCCCAGTAAAATAAGTCGTTGCAGTTGACGATGAAGGTTATGGGCGCATACTCGCCGTCCGTGCGCCACCACACGTCTTCACAGGTGTCGTGGTCGGCGAGAAGCGTCAGCACCTTCATGGCGAGTTCAACTTTTGGGTGCATCGCTGGTTGCTCCACCTTCCACTTGCAGATGATCCTGACTCCCATTCAACTTCAAGTCGTCCCCCTTGTCATCGTCAGCGAAGCAATAGTGGCAGCGAAGATAGCCACCTTCCTCGACATCCGGCTGGGCCAGCAGTCTACGCGCCACGTAGAAGGTGAATACCAACTGCCCGCAATCGCAGGGGTAAAGCTTGCCAGCGCGGAGTTTATTGGCCAGCACGACAAGCGCCTCAGCTTCATCGGTACCAAATCCGGAATGGGCACCCCAAGTCGCGACAACACCATCAGCATTGCGGGTCAATACAACCTGATCCGTAAACTCCTCTACAGGATCGGCAACATCAAGCCGCCGCGATGTACCGTCGGGGCATTTGCATGGAGCGTCACCCTCGGTGAATTCGTGACAGACGAAACAGTAACGACCGTCGACCATTTTCTACTCCTCCTTCGATTTCGCGTGCATCTCCGCCAACCGCCGCTGAATCTCCGCCCACTCCTTGGGATTGACGATAAAGCTGTCCACCCGTAGTGGATTGCGCCACGGGCCCCCGTCGGAAGCGAAGGGGTCGATGATGAGTTCAACTCCGGCGAAGTGCTGCACAGGGAATACGGTATCACATGTGGACATAGGGATCAATTACCGATCTGAAAGATCTTTTCATTTCCATCTGTAGCGGTTACCGGTTCAGGGGTATAGTGTGTAATCCATGGTGATCGAAGATAACCTCTCTCGATCGTTATCCGATCCTCTGGGGTTGCTGCATCGTAAATACGTTTCTCTAGGGCATAACATCCGGGAAAGAAGCACGGTCTGGGCATTGTATCCCCCTTGAGGCAAATTGAAAACTGTGGCACTTTAATCTCCATGTGTCTTCATAATCTTCTTGAGCGCCTTCATCACGGCCGACACGGCAGCGGGGTCGAGGTCCTCCCCCCACGAAATGTGGCAACCTCTGTCATCGACGCTCATCAGGCAGGGAATCTTCTCATTTCCTACGCTGACCACCGGGAGCTTCTGCGCCTTGATCCACGCTTTTGTATCCTCAATATCCTTGCGGGCCGTGACCACTGCACACTTCATCCCCGCCGCGGTGATCCGCTTCATCAACTCCCTTGCATTCTCACTGCACACGCCGAATTTCCCCGGGACGTAGTCGAGTTGTTTCTTCCCAGGGAAAATTGAAATGGTTCCATCGAAGTCGAACACTACAATTTTTGGACTGGCCGGTTGCTTGTCGGCCAGGAGGAGACACAACTCCACGGTCTCCTCCGCCTTCATACTCGCCGCCGGGCCGCCACCGCCGACCGGATTGACCTTCGCTCCCTCCTCACGGTGCGGATTGGGCTGCACGCCGGGCTCATAGGACTGCTTAACCGGAGTGCCGGGGTGCGGAGGATTCTGCCCGCCGGTGGGATTGATAGGCTCCACAACCGGCGGGGCGCCGCCAGGGTCCTTCCCCGCTTCGATCTCCGTCGGCGTGAGGCCCGGAGCAGGTTGCTCCATGAGGCGGGTCTGAACAGGCATCCAACGAACGCGCATCTTGGTCTTGGCGGGCAATCCGTATTCATGACGGAACCAGTTTTCCAGTTCATCGTCGGGTTGCAGGAGATCCACTTGCCATTGGCTGAGATTTTTAATCTTCTCCGCCAACTCCATCGGGTCGAGCGCGGCGATGTTGGAGTGGATGAGCTGAGGGTAGGGGATCTGCTTGCGGGAGTCGCCATAGTTGAAGTCGACTAAGCGCCGAATGCAGCTCTTGGATATGGTGCCGGTGGTAGCGCGTGCGATAGTGTTGAGGCCCAACTTAAAGAAGGTGGACATGTCCTGAGACAGGGAGCGGCTGCCGGTGGCGGTCGTGCCGAAGGCGAGGAACTGGGCGAGGAAGGAGCGCAGGATCTGCTCGCTCATATGCTGAATGGATGCCTTCGGATCGCGGATACGGCCCGTCATGCCGACCAGCTTGAAGTCGTAACCGAAGGGGAGCGTGAGGCCTACCTGCTCATGAATAGCCAGTGAAGTGACGAATGCTTGGGCGGAAGCTTTGTCCTCATCGGATGCATTCTCAGGCATCGTGATGAGGGGGATCCCCATTCCATTGCGTTCAATCGCGATGCTATCCAGTCGCCACAGGTTTGATTTTACCCACCACGGAGCATAGGCGTAGCGTAGAGCGCTGCGCCCATAGAAATCGCTGCCTTCCTTATCGTAAGTGAAGTAGTCGATCTTTTCGGATGGGATGATCACATTCACGTACTCGTCGCCGCGGTAACCATACTGCTCCAACGCCAGCAGGATTTGCCCGTCTTTGTCGGGATAAAAACGGAAGAACGTCATGGGGAGCATGGGCGCCAGCCTGCGGATTCTCACCTTATCTTGGTCGACATGCCAGAGGATTTCATGGGAGGAGCAACCAAAATCAATGCACAGCAGGGCATTCTCCAGCACGGACTCGAAGGTCTGCCCGTGATAAAACCCCGTCGATGACATCGTCTCCAGGCCGCCGAATAAATTCTCCCTTACCATGTCGGCAATTTCCACGGCGAAGTTATACAGGGGACTTGCAGGAGTGACTCCAGGTATCACTTGATACTGCGCACACCTGATAGGCAGCTTCGTCGCATTTATCCCGGCGTGGCAATCCGGATCACTCCGGCGCATTTTCTCATAGGTAGGAAACGCACTGCTCCCCTGCAGTTTGCCATTGTATTCCCCAAGGTCGGTCACGAAACCCGCATAGATTGGTGTGCCCGATCCCCCCAACTGCGCCGTGGTCTGCGCCGGACGCTGCGTAGGCTGAGGCTCCGGCACCGGGTTGGCTTGAAAGGGACTCAGCACGGGCTGTGAGGACTTCACGCCATACTCCCCCGCCAGTGGCCCATTGGGGAATATCCGCCGCAACGCACCAAACATATTGTTGAAGAACCCACCTGTCGCGCCGTCGTTGGCGGACTTCGGATACCCACCGGCCAGTAGGTCCGGACTAACCGGCTGTACAGTCGTGACCGGCATGGAGTGCGCGGCAATTACGTTGTCGACAGGCATAGGAAGTGTCCTCTTAGTTATTCGTCGTATCCACTCCAAACTGCACCGGCAGCCGCACGCCGTCCCAGAAGCAGAGGCAGCGGATCTTCAGAATGTTGACGTGGCGGATCTGATCCTTCCACGTGGCGTAGCTGGCGTTGACGGAGATTTCCAGCAGTTGCAGTTCGTCGTTATCCGCAGCGAATTCCACATTAGCCCCCTAAGTTACATTTGGTCAAACCATGAACCCCCGGGTGAACCGCCGAGTCCTAATTGTGTGGCAAACCGCGTCCCCATGCTGCCTACATTTTCACTCAGTCCCGACGGTTTAATCAGGCAATCCTGAGTGAGCGACACGGACTTTGATTTGGTCAGCCATAACATGCCGTGAGTGAAGGCCAAAACTTCGTCGTCCTTCTGCTCACGGTCGGGGTTGAAGTTGCCCAGGGAGGAGACGAACCGTTTCGCCCATGGCACATCTTTCGGCAGCCATACGCGTCCGCCTTGGACATAGCCTGTCACCGGCAATACGAAGGACCGCTTGTCCTGCTGCCCGCGCTGCGACTCATGCACCGGTATCATGGGCTCCGACTGCACTTTTAACTGTTGCAGCAAGCTCTGCCCGCTCGCCGAGTCCTCAATCAACACCGTGCGAGGGCGGAAAGCGTAGAACTGTTTGTTCGCCGCCTCGACCAACTCCGGCCAAGTGAGTTTCTCGCGCAGCACGTGGAGAACGAAAATCCCGCCGCGCAGGATGCCAAGAGTTACGCATGAACTATAGTCATTCTTCTTCCCTTTCTTGTACGCGGTGTCCCACGCCTGCACGATCATCTCAAATTTATCGGGCCAGGCGTCGAGATCCATCCACTTCCACCAGGCGCGCTTGAAAATATCGCCTTCCGCCAGGGATGGATTGCCTTGATAGACCGCTTCGAAGCCCAGCGGGTCCCGCTCCTGCTCATCTAATAGGAACTGTAGCGGCAGGCGGTCAGGCCACAAGGAGTTCCCATCGCCGAAGTAGCCGATCGCCGGCATCTTGATTATCTGCCAGCGCTTGTCCTTCTCGAATTCGGCGACGAGATCCTCAGTGACTCCACTCCATCTCGTCAAAATGGCAACCGCACGCCCCTTCGACGGGTCGAGCCGCGTCATAGCCGTATTGCGCACCCACTTGCGTCCACGCTCACGGAGGGTGTCGCTGCCAATCGTCTCCTCGTCAAAGATGTCGTCGAAGATCAAAAAGTCCAATCGGGACCCGAGGATATCGCCGAAGAGTCCGCATGAAGTCATCGTTGGGTCGGGGTCGTCCTTTTGCGGACGCTCGACGAACCACTGATCACGGGCCCAACCTTTAGCCTTATTGGGCCGCACATGCGGGAACACCTGTTGATACTCCGGAACTTCCGTGACCGTGTCGCGGCAGGCGAGGGATAGCTTCCATGCGCGCTTGGCGGTGGAGGTCACGACGCCGACATGCAGTCCAGGGTTCTGGCCGATAAGAAAGCAGGGGAGGAATTTGCTGCTCCAACTGGTCTTCGACGACCCCGGAGGAGCGATGATCAACGTATGGGGTTTCGTCTTCGACGGGTGCATGAAGATGTCGGCCCATTCCGCCATGTGCCGTGCCGTGGACAGCGCCGGTTTGTGCACAAATTCCACATACGGTACTAACTCGCGCGAGGCCAACTCCTGCCGCGCAGCCTGCACCTGCATGGGATTAACGCGCGGCGGAGGAATTTCATGGGCTGCGATGGTCGAGGTTGGGGTTGCTGTCGCTGCCGCTGCCGCTGCCGCTGCCACTGTCGAAGCCGATGCTGCGGTGGACGTCAGCCCCGATACCGCCGCACGAATTTTCGCTGCAATCTTCTTCTTCACTTATGCATTCCCTGTACCGGTCGGGCCGGCCGACGGTAAGGCCACGGGTTGATTCTTGGCGCGGTCCTGATCCCCGATGGCCACGAGACTCTGAAGTTCCTTCGTCGTCAGCACCTTCACCGCGGCCTTGGCGTCCTTCTCATCTTCCTTCACCCCCTTGAGGGCATCGCTGATGTCCTTGCCGCCCATGATGTCGAGGTCCAACTCGATGAGCGCGCGGATGTCGCCGGGGCGCATGGCGTTGATGGTGGCGCTGGAGTTTTCCGCAGCCATGCGCGTGGTGAACCATAGGCGAATCAAGGTGGTTAGTTTGTCGTGAAAGTATAGTTTCGTCTCGACGGCGTTCTCGACAACCCGTTCCTGCACCTTCTGCATGACGGTCTGTTCGAATTGGCGGCGGCGGTCGGACCATTTGTATTTCTTGGCCCACGATTCGACCAATTTCACCGGCGCCTGGTAGCGTGCGCCTAATAGGGCGTAGCACTCCAGCGGCTTCTCGTGCTGCTCCGGAGTGAGCTGACAATAGGCGGTGAAGGCCTCTTGTGAGCGGAGGGGTTCGTCTTTAGGTAATCCTGCAGGCATAAGTGTCACCAAAGGAGATAATGACACAAGATGGAGTGGATTGCAACTGAGTGTTAGGCGAGTGGATATTACGGGGTTTTGGGGAGTAGATGCAGTGCGGCATCCATGGCCGCTGTGACCTCCCGCCACGGTTGTCGTT